TTGAATGGTTATATTTTGACCATTTATAAACCTGGATTTGCTTTTGATGTTCGCCACCATTAGCATCTCTATCCATAGCTTGAGGGCATCGCTCTCACTCCATACCCAGTGATCCCTAATGGCACGATCGAGCCGTATCCACCCATTCATGATTTACCCCCATTGACTAGCAAAAAAGCCTCTCTGACTTCTGCCTTTTGTGATTCTGTTAAGGGTGATTTGGCTTGCCATAGAGGGAGCATTTCTAAGATGGATTCCGCGATTGCGAGTCTCTCGTTTTTTGTCTTGCCTCTTATGCCACGATAGCTGATAGCATCATCAGGCATCAGATGTTGATAATTCATATCTATAGACTCTAGAACATCGATAGCTCCGCACCCCGACCAACAGTTGATCAGGATTCTAGAATCTTCTAGCTGTCTTATTGATAGCGATGGTGTCTTATCGTCATGAGCAGGGCATAATGCCACCCATTTATCACTCCCTTTTATTTTTTTAACGCCTTGTAATCGAGACAAAAGTAAATCTATATCTGCAGCCATTTGTATTTCCCCTTTATGATGGTAATATTGTTTCAGGTCGTCCCCTTACGACCTATGTATATCTCTCTCTTTGCCCCTCATTTCGAGGGGCTTTTTTATGGGGGTAGATAAGTTAGCAAGTTATTTTATTTCTTGCAAACTATGTCTTGTATCACTATCTCTTTGGTTGAATATCTGAAGTCCTAAATTAGGATGTACGCAATTACGCAATATCTGTGCAGGACAGTGATTTCCTTTGTAATAAATATTTTCTTCATAGTAAATTCCTAGCCATTCCATCAAAGCCTTTTTGCCTGATAAATTTGATAAATTAATAAAGTTATCTGGTCGTTTAACATCTTGAGCATCAAATTGGTAATTAGACCAAAAACAATGCCTTCCTACGGTAACTGTCGGCATTACTAAAAATTCATAGAATGGCTTTACGTTTTCAACTACCCAATCACCTTTATAAAAATGCTGTAAGAATAATATTTCTTCATACAGCGTCATGTCTGGGTAATTACGGTTTTTATGGCGTGTAGCTTTTGCCATTCTTGAATGGGTAGGACAAGGCGGTGATGACCAGATAAAATCAAAGTCTCTAAAGTTTTGTCTTAAATACTCGTGGGCATCTCCAACAATAACCTCATCGTTCGGGTGTAGTTTTTGGTAAACTTCTGCAATTTTTTTGTGACTCTCAACTGCCACCACTTTGCAGCCCGACCATAGTTTGCGATTGCCCCCTAAGCCCGCATATAGATTTAATACTCTCATTATTATCAATCCCCTTATCAATTTTAAATCGGATTTCTTAGCATTTCCTCAACCTCTAGCCTAGCCTCAGTCGATTCATCAGGCGTACACATACTTTCTATTTCGAATGCAAGTGATAGCGCGTCATCCTTGCGTTTATCGGGTGCTGTAATGAATAGAATTAACGCATTTTTTAATGCTTGTTTATGGCTCATATACACTCCTCCATTTTGATTTCAGTTTTTAATAGCGTTTCCTGGTCTGCCCTCTTGTGCATATATTTAGCCCTTGCCTTAGCTTCATCTACCGACTTCGCATACACTGGATAATCCCCCACGATGCTTTCCTCTACTCTAATTTTAAAGAGCTTTGAAGGTATAGGTTTTTTTCTTATGTCATCGATATAAACCCGCAAACATTTTGAGCATTCCAAGGGCTGTCCACGATCATACTTCCGCCACCCTCTATTCTTTTTCAATTCATCTTTTAAATACTGCCCCTTAACTCTGATTTTATACGAGTCTTTGTTGAGATATTTTCTCATTAGTCGTACAAGCTCCCGCCCTTCCTCAGTATTAGGTATTTCGCTGAATGTATAGTTAAGCATTTTATTCCCCTTATAGTATAAAAATTATTATTCCTAAAACTAACCCCGCCATCGCCCCGCCCAAAATATCAGTAGCGATTTCCCTAAATTTGCTAGGCTTTTTTTCCCATGCGTAAAGTTTATCTGGGTCGTGCAAGTGTTTAAAATCTCTCATTGTTAACCCCTCGCTATTATGTCGGCATTCTTAGATCTTGTTCCATGTACAGGGAAAGCTATGATATAATCCCTATCAGAGACAGAACATAGCTTGCACGTTTCGCAAGTGATATTGTCTCTATATGTTGCGGGACAAGTTACAAATTTTTTGCCATCAATAACCCTTGTCTCGTTACCATGATCCATAGGCACAACGGATGCTACTGGTAGTTTGTATTTAGATAGCTCGACCGCATGGCGTATATTATTAGCGGATAGATTGACAGTGAACCCGCCATCGTTGGCTTGTCTGATTGCTTTTATGTTGTGCTTACTGTCGGAATAATGGGTATATGTAAACCCTCGCTTTCCCTTGTTAGCTTTCGTCAATTGTCGCAATTTATCCGAATCTATCCTTGTGTCATCATTAGGATCGGGAACAAGATCCCCAGAGACATTGTGTCGCCATAATTGACCCGCTTTAATTTTCTTAATGTTGCTTATAAACGTAGGGAATAAATCGCCCCGTTCACCATTAGACACCTTATCCCAATTCATGCGGGTATAATAACCCGCTTCCGCATAGCATCCATTCTTACCGATAAAAGGACAAGATGATGGGCACGTTTTACGGTCACTGGTGGTTGTGGGTATAGCTCCCGTTTTAGAATTACTTGATTTTTTTACAAATTGAATATTCATATTAACCCCTTTAAAAATGCCCCTATTTCTAGGGGCGATTGGTTTATTGTGATATTACTTTTACGACCGACGAACGATCGATGTACTGAATGCCAATGTTAGGAATATCTAACTCACTGACAGCGATAATACCTAAATTGAATCTCTCTACTGAAACGACCTTCCATTTTACAGCGTCCGACTGTGTGTTAAGCGCGACAATATCATTCTTATTTATTTTCATTTTATTCCCCTTTATTGGTTTGATAGTCTGCAGTCTTTTCTAGCTTCCGTTAACGTCTCACAATAATTACCTGACACAAAGTAAGCTTGCGAGGGATTATCGTTATAGCCGACTCTCCAAACTACAAACGGATGTAAGCCGTGATCTCTTTTGACGATTGCAATACTACCCACTAGATCGATCAATTCGCCCCTTACTTCTGACAATGCTTGAGTTAAATCGTACATATGTGTATCTCCGTTTTGTGTTGATGTTATCTATAACAATGCATTGCCCGTGCCAAGTTTATTAAGTTATTGTTTTTATTGGGTGAAATAATTAGCACTATATATTTATACAGTATTCCAGGTGTTACAGTGTTACCGATGACAGTGTATTATGGTAACAAATAGTGTTACTGGTAACAGTATTATAGTTTTAATTTGTGGTGGGGTTTTATGCTGGTCTATCGTCAATGGGAGCATCCCATGCGTACACATTCCAATTTTTTACGCACCACGGACGCAAGCGGGCAGATTCGGGCAGATTTTACGCAATCCGAGCGATTCCTGGGTGGGTCTATTTACCCGCACGGGGGCGGGCGTACGCGCGCGCAATTATATATAGTTCCCCCCCAAATTTGCAGCAGGCAAAATTAAAAAAAGCTGTAAAAAATATCATCTCTGTAACGCAGCATACATAGGCGTTGTAACAATAATTGCTTAATCCTAAAAAAGAGAGTTAAATATGCAATAATTTATTCTATATTCTATATACGGCAATGTGATGAGTGACACTAAAGATACACCTGTAAAGCGTAAACGTGGTAGACCAAGGAAGTCTGAGATAACACCTGTGAAGAGAAACAAGGTGGGCAGACCTAAGGGCGAACACTCCGCTATGATAGAAATGAAACAAAGGTTTCTAGCCAGGAGAGACACAGAGAGCGTAATAAACTCTATCTTTAGAGCAGCCGTAGACGATGACCATAAGAATCAATCAGCAGCATGGAAGTTGATTGTAGATAGAATCTTACCTCAAGGGTCATTTGAGAAAGATAAGCTAGGCGGTAAGCCTATGGTAAACATTACTATCTCTGGTGTTGGAGACACAGCTTCTATTACGGATGAGCCTGTTAATATCATAGAAGGAGATGTCGATGAGCTTGATTGACACCCTTGTGAGACACGAAGGACTCAAACACAAACCTTATGAAGATACTACGGGTCATATGACTATAGGCGTAGGACGCAATCTAAGCTCCGTAGGGCTATCTGACGATGAGGTGTACTATCTCCTCAAGAATGACATAAGACGCTGTGAGCAGGAGCTAGAGAACTCTCAGAGGTGGTATAAGGATTTAGACAGGGTTAGACAGGAAGCGATGATTAATTTATGTTTTAATCTTGGTATTACGAGATTAAGAAAGTTTAAGAATGCCTTGAGAGCGATGGAGGTAAAAGACTACGAGGATGCTGCAGATGAGTTCTTGGATTCGCTGTGGGCAAGACAAGTAGGGAAAAGAGCGTTTGAAGTCACTTACATGATACGAACAGGAGCATATTATGCCAATGGTTAGAGGAAAAAAATACCCATACACTACTGCGGGAAAGGCTGCTGCTAAGAAAGCAAAGATGTCGCCTGCGAAAAAGAAACCAATGAAATCATCTAGGCGCAAGTAATGGCGTATACAAAGCCAGGTCTTCGAGAAAGACTGAAGAACAAGGTGATGGCATCATCTAAGGGCGGTAAGCCTGGGCAGTGGTCTGCGCGTAAAGCGCAGATGCTTGCTCAAGAGTACAAGTCTGCGGGTGGTGGTTATTCAGGATCTAAGTCTAAACCTCAAAAATCTTTGTCAAAGTGGACTAAAGAGGAGTGGGGTACTAAATCAGGCAAGCCGTCTACCCAAGGCAAGAAAGCTACAGGGGAAAGGTATCTGCCAAAGAAAGCGCGTCAGTCTTTATCTAAGGCTGAATACGCTGCCACATCAAGAAAGAAAAGAGAAGATACAAAGAAAGGAAAGCAATTTTCTAAACAACCCAAAGCTATAGCCAAGAAAACTTCAAGAAAAAGATGAACTTAAACATATCCTTATTGGATTGGCAGAAGAAAGTCTGGAACAATACGACTCGCTTTAAGGTTGTTTCTGCGGGGCGTAGGACAGGTAAGTCGCGCCTTGCAGCCTATCTTCTGTTAGTCAACGCATTAAAGTCTGATAGAGGGCAAGTCTTCTACGTTGCGCCTACTCAGGGTCAGGCTAGAGACATCATGTGGAATCTGCTTATGGAAGTAGGTAGACCTGTGATTGAAAGCTCCCATGTCAATAATATGCAGATCAAGCTAGTTAACGGAACAACTATTAGCTTGAAAGGAGCAGATAGACCTGAGACTATGAGGGGTGTAAGTCTGAAGTTTTTAGTTCTTGATGAATATGCGGACATGAAACCAGATGTATGGGAACTCATACTAAGACCTGCATTAACAGACCTAAAAGGTGAGTGCTTATTTATTGGGACACCTATGGGTAGAAATCATTTTTATGAACTCTACAAACTAGCCAGTTTAGGCGAAGACCCGAATTATAAAGCATGGCACTTTACTTCATACGACAACAACCTTTTGGATAAGGATGAGATAGACGCAGCCAAAAGATCTATGTCGTCTTACGCTTTTAGACAAGAGTTTATGGCTTCGTTTGAAGCTAGAGGCTCTGAGATGTTCAAAGAGGATTGGGTTAACTTCCAAGAAGACGAACCCGATACAGGCGATTACTATGTAGCCATTGACCTTGCGGGATTTGAAGAAGTAGGCAAAGCAAAGTCTAAGAATAAAAAGCTTGACAACACTGCTATTGCAATAGTAAAGGTAGGAGAGTATGGTTGGTGGGTGAAAGACATAGTCAGCGGTCGTTGGGAATTAAACGCGACTGCTGAAAAGATATTTCAGATAGTTAGAGATTATGAGCCGATCTCTGTGGGAATAGAGAAAGGCATAGCAAGACAAGCCGTGATGTCTCCCCTTACGGATTTGATGCGTAAGTATCAAAAGTTTTTTAGGGTCGAGGAGTTAACCCACGGTAACAAAAAGAAAACTGACAGAGTTATGTGGGCGTTACAGGGTAGATTCGAGAATGGGGTCTGCACCTTAAATAAAGGAGAGTGGAACATCCAGTTCATGGATGAGCTTTTCCAATTTCCTGACCCACTAACACATGACGATTGTGTGGACGCTTTAGCTTATATAGATCAATTAGCTAAGGTGTCTTACTCATATGAGTTTGAAACACAAGACTACACAGTATTAGATTCGGTATCAGGATATTAATATGCTAGATAGCAATGAAAATCAATTCGGCATAGAAGAAACCTTGGAAGGTTGGGTGATTGGTAAGTGTGATGATTGGCGCGATCACTTTGAGTCTAACTATGAGCAGAAGTTTGAAGAATACTACAGGCTGTGGCGTGGTATCTGGTCTGGTGCTGACAGGAACAGAGAGTCAGAAAGATCTAAAATTATCTCGCCTGCTTTACAGCAAGCCGTAGAATCTTCGGTTGCAGAGATTGAAGAAGCCACATTTGGTCGTGGCAAGTTCTTTGACATGAAAGACGATATGCTAGACCAAGAGAAGCAAGACATTGTTTACTTGCGGGAAAAGCTATTAGCAGATTTTAAAAAGAACAAGGTAAGAAAAGCGGTGGGTGAGTGTTTAATTAACTCCGCTGTATTTGGTACGGGTATTGCTGAGATAGTTCTTGAAGAACAAAAAGAGATGCGTCCTGCTGCACAGCCTATTATGGAAGGGCAGTTACAGGCCGTAGGGGTAGAGATAGCGGATAGAACAGTATGTAAGTTAAGACCTGTTCTTCCTCAAAACTTTTTAATTGATCCTGTTGCGACAAGTGTAGATGATGCAATAGGCGTAGCAATTGATGAGTATGTCCCTGTCCATAGCGTAGAGATTCTACAAGAGAAGGGTGTGTATAAAGATACGCCTTTAGGTTACGCGCCAGAGGACTCGGACTTAGACTCAGACCCAGAACTTACCACGCAACCTACGGATA